GTGTCAAAGGCTGTTCAAAAAAACTGCCACCTTTGCGTAAATTGCAGAATTGACACAATACCTGCAAATTTTCCTCTAAGTCTGATCCACCTAGTCGCTTTGGCACTATGTGATCGATATGCATCTTGCCATCAGTCTCACCACACGATTGGCAGCAGTACCCATCCCTTGCGAGTATGCGTTCACGTATGCGTCGCCATCCTTTGCGATCGCTATCCTTCCACGCCTTGCTCATCAGTAGTATCCATTCGCTTTGTGGAATCTCCACGCGTTACACATTGAACCATACCGACCTTTGATGTACTTAATCGTTGCATCTATCTGACGATAAGCATCCAGGTTTCGATAGTGCTGTGATCTCATCTGTCCTAGTCCATAGTGACTGCCGTTTTTAGCAGCTGAATTCCACCTGGATTCTTTGTATATGATCTTTGATAGGCATTGATATTGAGCATCATTTATGATCCTTGAATGAGCATACAATTTGTAGTGATCAATGTTCGATGCTGTTGCAGGTTGCATCTGTATTAAGATCAAGCCTATACATAGGCATAACTGTGGCAATAGCCGAAATCGCCTAAGCAAGCGATCCGCATCAGCGGCTTGCTTTAAGCGAATCCAGCGTACCGAACGAGTCAAATACATTGCAAGAATGTGGATAACTTGAACGGGGCTTCGGCGTGTTGTCCACAAGTTATCCACACCCTTCACTGATGACCCCATCCAGTACCTTTGAAATGGATTGGCGTTGATGTCCATATCCGTTCCATCGTGACTAGGCAATACGGGCAGCCAGGTGGCGTGATGTCAGCATCGAAATCAGCCTTGATCGGACTGATATTGCTGCACACTGGGCATTTGAATTCATAGACTGGCATCTTGCACCTGGAATGATTGGATGCCTAATACGCCGCAAGATAGACATTCAACGCAGTGAACGTATGGCGGCAGATTATCTGCAACCTTGACGATTTTGTGATCGGTTGATTTCTTTTCAACGCGACAATCAAGCCTGATAATTTCGAGCATAAATACTCCTATTCAAATTCTCAATGGGGTTTAAGTCTGATGGATTGATCCAAAATGAGCCATCACTGCGACGCCTTGATGGACGGCGTGCCATTCCAATGACGATCCAGCCCACGATGTAGTAATTGGGTGAATTACCCGTGACCAGCACCGCAATATCATCGGCTCGATCACGATCACGCAAGATCAGACATCCAGCCTTCCAGGGTGTGTGCTTGACTTCAAGATTCCACCCCACATCGGCTTGATTCTTGAATGTATTGACTGTGGGCTTCCATTCGTCAATTTGAAAGTATTTGGCGACTGCATTTTCAGCACCGATTGATTCAGCCATTCGTGCAATATCCTGAAATAGATTCAGTTTCTGCACCGAATAATCCGTCAATCCCTCAGCACCGACGGCTCGATCAAATGCGGCTTTGGCGCACATCATTTCCTCATCGTGATTTAGTTTGATGGGAATCATTTGCACTCCTGACATAACCAAATCATCGTCAATCCCTGTGACCCGTCATATCGACCAAATTCCAGCGGTTTCCATCGTTCACATTTGTCACACCAATCGATTGAAATTGGATTCTGCTCTTTGATGACCGTTCCATCAATCTTGAATGTGGTCTGTTCGCCAGTGCTGAGTTTTGTTATTTTCATTTCACCCACGATCACACCTGTGGCTTCCACTGCATATCAGCTGCTCTGACGTACCAAAGCGGTGCGCACTGAGTTGCCTTTGACTTCTCGGTGCAGGAATAATTTGCCCATTCCTTGCCCGTTTTCTGTGATACGCCTTCACGCCATACACGATGCCCGTGGACGCATTTTGGCGCTTCGGGTACTAGTTCCCCACCTAATTGGGTTTTGATCTCATTGATGGCGCTTGATGCAGTCGTAAAACCATCCTCACCAAATGGACGTGACCAGGGATCATCATCGATAAACGCCTTTGGCATCACTTCGACCTGTTCCATTGATTCGCGACTGGGCTTTGTCTCTGTACCCAAAACCACGCTGGCACACCTGCCAATAGCACTGCTGACTGTATCCTCGACGTACCATCGTTTCATTTGCACGTTATAGGCAGTGACCATTCCGTGTGCATAATCGATGGCTGCTGGCTTTTCGTCCTCATAGTGACGATAAATACGACATTCGATCAGGATGTATCCCTTTTCAGGATTCCAGTCGATGATCGATGTTTCGATGCGGTTTGTTGGGTATGTGGCGTGCAATCTGATGACTTTCTGATTGACCGTTTCGTATCCGTCCAGGAATGACATTATTTGATCCCCTTACGTCCAGCGATCTTGCCACGGATAAATCCTTCAACCTGCCCTGATTTGAACCCGATTGTGTATCCAGCGGTAAAGCCGATCAAGATGCCAAATAGCATCCACATCGCCGTTTCATTGAATGTGTACATTTATTACTCCCGATGGGAGATTTGTTGGAGTCTCCCTAAGTCATAAGGTGGACTATTGGGCTGACATTTGCAAATACCACGCTGGATATTCGGCGTGTCTAACGCTTCGGATGATCCTTCAAATGCTCTATGAGCAGGGATCGAATCTCACGTACATCGCCACGTATGCCATCGGCAAATCCATTGCTAACGGGTCGAGAATTCTTTTCAGCCTTAGCCGCGAATAGTGCAGCGATGGCAGAAATGGTGGCAGCGGCGATCAATCCGATCGCTGTGATTGCTTCGGTCATTTCGCATTGATGCCAAAATCAGAATCCTTAGGATTCAAATATCGCAAAATGACGGGTACGACGGCTGATGCACCTGCCATCAAAATGGCTTTCGGATCAGTAACTCCAGCCATAAACACGGCTAAGCCAGCGGCTATGAATGAACGTAACCAGGATGCCCCAAGTGCTTTTAACTGAGTCATTTTGATATTCCTAACTTCTCGATCAACGCAGCGGCTTTCGCTGGCGTCAAAGCAATTTCAAAGTGCATTTCATCCTTGCGGTTTCTGTAATCGCCACCCCAAATTAAACCGTATTTTTTAGCCAGCGCACGGATCATCGGCACTTTTTCGATTGGGAATGTTCCCACGTTGCCCAATGGATGTTTCGTGGCATTTAGATCAATGGCTGTACCGCTGGAATGATTGCTGAGATTTACTGTATCCCCACGAACCTGGCGAAAGCAGTATCCCCAATCATCAAGACTCCCGTCATCAATCGGTTCGATCAATTCGTGAAATTCAGCTGCGAAACCGACCAGCAATGGTGCAACGGCTTTGGCACACGCCAATTTCGTTGCTGTGCCTGGAATAGCAAATGAGTCAATCCCTATTTCGGATCGGATTTTGGATGCTGTCCATCCGTTAGCCGATTTAATCATTGCAGCAATAACGCCGCTTCATCGGCTGTAATTCCTAAGCGTTCGAGCAATGCAGCCTTAGCCACGAAATTTGCTTTTATTTCCTTTTTTTCCTCAGCCTTTATTTGGGCAATTTTATTTTCAATTTCAATTTCGGTGGGCGCTTCACCTTCAAGCACGTCCCATTTGACTGTCGAATAATCTCCAGCAGTAATTGAAAATTCTGCACCTGGACGTAAAGATTGGATCGCCTTTGTTAAATAATCTTTCATTTTATGCACCGATTTCTAGTAATGTGATGGACGAAATATTTCCAGCATTAGCTGCAACGTAACCCGAATTTGCGGTTGTATTGACGTTCACCTGTGTTTTGTATGTCAATGCGCTGGTCGATGATGGTGAATCCAAATATGTTGCACCGTAATATCCACCTATTGCCACGTTTGAAACGCCTGCAAGATTGATTGATAATGGATAATTCAAATCCTGAATTACTGATGCACCGCGTAGTAATCTGACCGCACCTGCAACGCCAGTTGTATTTCGTTCAGCAAATAGATTCTGATTGTAAATCACCAAAACTTTGCTAGTTGCGGCACTAGGTGTTATTGATGCAGTCAAACCCGTGTCCGTTGGTGTTGTACTTGCCACCACGACCTGCGTGTTTGTACTAGCAAAAACAACTTGCAAAACTTTACCGCCACCTGCCGCCGCAGCCCATTTAAGACCTGTTGCTGCCGTAGAATCAGCTGTCAAAACTTGACCATTTGTGCCAACGCCTAACCGTGAAACGGTTGCGCTTGCAGTTGCAGCAATTAGATCGCCTTTTGTCGTAACAGTTGATTTTGGTACGGCTGCATTGGCTGTTGTATTGGCTGTCGTTGCTGTATCAAATGCCGATTTTACTGCCGTTGGAGTCGCTGCCAAAACTGATGACGTGGTTGATGTTGAATCTGAAAGTTGAACCGCACCTGACTGAGTAGTCGATGATGCCTGGATTCCGACGGTGATTGCCCCTGATGTGCCACCACCTGTCAGCGGCGATGTGGCTGTAACGCCAGTGATGTCGCCTTGATCATTTGCGATCCAGGTGAAATCCATATCGGCATTTGTAGCCTTTGAAAGTATCTGACCAGTAGTACCGCCAAGCAGATCAGCCATTGATGTGGCGACGGCTTGACCAAAGACTTCAAAATCGGCAGGTAAATCCGTAACCAAATCTGTATTTGTCGGCATTTGCCAGTTGAATGGGGTAGTTGGATTGCTCATATTTTCTCCTTATGCTACGACTAGCGCATTTTCCCACGTGAGTGTGTTTGTGATGGTGTTCCAGGCTTCCGACACGCTGACTTCTTCCCACTTCAACGCCTGGATCGAATAAGCCAGTGGCGACAATAAAGCCGTCACTGAAAGTGTGTTGTACCCTGCCTGGAATTGCCAGCCCTCTACGAATCCAAGATATTGACCAGCCGTCATATTTGCTGGCAAATCAGCGATGCGCAATGGCATCCCCATAAATATATTAATCATCGAATCTCGATCGGCATTGTCCAATTCAGGATTGGTCAATTCAAAGGTAATCGACTGCATCATTGCCTGTGGAAATGCCCTGAGTGTTAGATAAAACGCAGCCTGGCTAACTGCATCCGCGTGATCGTGCAGTGTAGTCGTGATGATTTGACCTAAGCGACCAAATACTGCCACTGATGCCAAATCCTCATCCGATGTTTCATTGTTTGAATTTGCACCGTATTTAATAGTTATGTCATTGCGTACGTCCCCTGATCGGGTTTGAATTTTGATGCCTTGCGCAAGTGCCTGAGCAGCTGAAACGTCCACATACCCATTTGTTGCAAGATATTGCGTTCGATGTGTGGAATCGGCATACGAAATTCGACCGTATGCATCCTCATAAATATAACCAAGCCCTGATGTGGCAAGTGCTGAAACCAATGAATACACATCGATTGGATCGGCTGATCTAGCCGATAAATCATAATTGCCAGGTGTGTCAATTTCACCCAATCCGACATTTTGAGCATTTGCCCACGTTTCTGTCGCTGGAGTGTAATTACCCCACGTCAAAGCCGACGGGACTTCCGACCAGTTATTGATCAGCAAATCCGTCAATACTTCAAGAATCTGAGTTCCATCATTGTGACGTGCCAAATTTGTCAGCCAATTTGCTTTTGGTAATCGTGAAAGCGCACCCAAAGCCACAATCGATATGACCTGATTGATTGCAATCGATCCACCTGACGTCACCTCGATGGAAACGTCAGTGACTGATCCACCCCAAATTGGCACGAATGTACCTGTGGAATCTTTGATCGATACACCGACTGAATCATTGATATTGATTGTGACCTGAGATTGCGTGACGTTATAGATTTGGAGATTGCAATATCCTGCCTGAGCCTGTTCGTAAATATTGGATCGACCACTGGTCGCCGTTAAATTTGCCAGTACGTAATTTTCATACGAAACGCCATTGATGGTCAGTTGCCAAATCGGATTCCAAAGCGTCATCAGAATACCAATGCGGCTGCGCCGTTTGTGCCTCGATAGTATGAATTATTTAATACGTTGATGATGCTTCGGGCTGTACCTTCGGGATCGATTGCGCCAGTGACATTGAGATTGATTGTGGTATTGCCACCCAATTTGTTATTTGGCGTGATGACGCCATTGCTTGATGGTGTAAATATTTCAGCACCGCGTTCACCGACTAGGTATGACGTGCCACCCATTACTGGACCGCCAGCAGCCTTGCCGCCGCCAAATGCAAAATCAATTGCGCCGCCAATCGCCTGTGTGACTGGATTGTTTTTGATAAAATTGACCACTGCTTTGATTGCATTGAAAGCGCTATTGACCACCGTTACCAAGCCAGCAAATAAATCAATCACCACGCCGATTGCAGTGCCAATCACGTTAAATGCGCCACCAAGTATTTTGCCGATAATGGGTGCAAGTGTGTCACGCGTAAATTCGGCAATCGCTTTGAATAATTTCAAAAGTGGGGCTAGTTGTTCCTCATTTTCCTTGATCTTGCCAGCGACCTTTTCAAATGCTGCTCGCAAACCATTGATGATCGGGGTCAAAAAATCGCGTAACGCTGGGATAACGAAATCTTGAATAAATGCCCAAATGGCTTGAAATGTCGGAATAACTTGATCTCGAATGTATGCTGTCAATGCCTGGAAAATTGGAGTAAGTTTTGGACCAAGTTCCTCGGCTAACGCCTGGATTGTTGGAATTACCTTATCAACGAAACCGCTGACCAATGGCGTCAAAGCATCAAGTACAAATGATCCGACGGTTTCCTTGCCTTCATTGAAAGCGACTTTGAGCCGATCCATTTTGCCCGCAAATGTGTCAGCCTTTTCCGATGCTTGACCACCAAATGTGTCAGCCAATGCAGCCGTGATTTCTGTCATTGACATTGTTTTCAATTCGGCAGCTGATAATCCAATGCCCAATTTTGCCAGTGATGCGGCGTTGCCTTCCTGGGCTTTCGCCATTGCATTTGTAACGGCTTCCAGTGATTTGCCACTACCTGCTGCAACATCAATGGCAAGTGATTGCAATTTCAAAGCAGCATCGGAATCACCCGTGGCTCTGACTAGCCTTTCAAAACTCGGACGCAATTCGTCATCGGTCAAGCCCGTCAGCAATGATGTTTTAAGGATTTGAGATTCGACCGCTGCGATTTGTGCATTTGTAGCGCCAGTGACATTGACCAAAGTGCCAGCCAATTTTGCCTGCGCTGCTTCATCCTCGATCGCAGACTTAACGCCATCGATAAGCAATTTGCCAGCGTAAGCGGCAGCGGCTACGCCAGCGGCTGCAAATGCAGCGCCAGCGACCTTGCCAAATTTTCCTACTTTGTCGCCAAATGACGAGACTTCATTACTGCCTTGATCTAAGTTCTTTTTTAGATTGTCAATATCGCCAAGAATTGCAAGTTTGAGTGTTCTTGAACCAGTACCAGCCATCACCACTCCTTCGCAATTCTACTAAAAGCATTTTCCCATTCGTTTATGATATATGGCTGTTCGGCTCGCAGTGTTGGGTAAATAAACCATCCACGCGATCCGCGACCTTCTCGACCCGACCACACTGGGAATTGCTTGAATCTGTTTGATCCAAATTCTGATCCACCCCAAAGATCACGGGTAGTTGCACCACCCGAAAACTTTTGCGATACGTAACCGAATGAAATTTCACCAAGTTTGCTGGATTTGCTGACCTTTGATCCATCGGCAATTCGACTGGCGACATCGCTTGATTGCAACGATCCAGCCGCCGATTTAATCTTGCCCTGGAGATATTCAGCCAAAGCATTTGATACACCTTTGGCTTCCTGGATCGCTTGATCGTCCATACCTTTGAAAGCACCGATGATCTTGCGTAAATCTGCTTTGTCATAAGCAATCGCATCCTCAGCCATTTCGTTTCTCCAAAATCTCCATTGCGGTCAAAATATCCTCAGCGGATGTCCATTCTTTCATAGGGATTTGCGTGGCAATCGCTAGTTCAATGACTAGTCGGCTGAGACTGCCTCGCTGATGGCTTTTGGGTCTTGATCTCCAAATGTCACATCCGAAACGGTTTCAGTCCACACTTCATACGGCTTGACTGGCTTTCCAGCTGATTCACGTTTCATTGCGTTATATGCAAGGAATAGCAAATCGCTGATGCCGATTTCATTTGCCTGTTGAATTGTTTTGCCTGTCTTAATTTCCCATTTCATCCATTCAGGTGGTGCAGCCACGTAGGTGGCTACATCACCCGACTGATATTCGATTGTGATTGCTGTTTTCATACTCCCGATCTCCCTTGTTTAATCTAGTACTGGCGTGGTCACGCAAGTGAATGAAAGTGATGCAGTCAAAGCGTCAGGTGCAGTTCCACCCAATGCTGGGAATATTGGCTGCACATCGAAAGCGTAAGCCACTCCGCCCACGGTGAATAAAACTGCCAATGGTGTATTTGGTGATGCTGATGCAGCGTTCCAAAGTGCTTCACATAATGAAGTTCCAGCGCCAAAATCTTGCAGCATTTCTACTGCGAAAGTACCCTGCGAATCCGTAGTGTAATACGCTTTTCCGTCAAGTGTTTGATATGTATTGATTGTTGAATCAATGGTAAGTGTTGCGGATGTAGCCTGGGCATCAAAGTTATCACCATCGATGGTGAATGTGATGTCTCTACCCGTGATGATAGTTGTTGCCATTTTGTCTCCTTAGTTGTTTTCCTGTGTGAAATAAGTCGAAACACTGAGATCAGCGACAAGCAGATTTGATGCCCCGACTGAAACTATTGACGGTCTTTGAACGTCACCGACGACGTACCCTGAGGGCATAGCCCCCAAAATGCTGATGATTAGGGCTTCGAGTTGATCCAAAGCGCCTGAGTTGCTGTTATTTGCCACGGCTGCCGTGACCACGAAATTGACCTTGACCTTTGTGACCGCACCGTTGATCAGTACGCTTTCAAGCCAGGGTGAATCGGGAATGATTACGCAAGCAGGTGGGATCACTGCTTCGGGTGCTACGGGATACACGGATGCAGCGACGCCAGCAAGTGCAGTCGCTAAATCATTTCGTACATCGAGCAATGTGGTCATTGGCATATTGAATCCACATCATAAAATGCTGAAATCAAGCCGATGACACGATTCTGCAATGATCGACCCATTCGGTATGGAGTCGGTGCAAAATCAACGCCTTCAATTTGTCCACCTGGCGCTGTGATGCTTTGGAAAATCTCTACTGAAACGATCAAAATTGCTTTGTTAATTGCTGGCACGTTTGCATAAATTTCAGCTGCTGAGCCGCCATCAAGTGTGATCGTTCCCGCTGGAATGACGGGTGTCAAAATTCGATCGGCTTCATTTACGGTTGCAGTGACCTGAAAGGGTCTGACGGAATGATCACTGACTGTATATGGTCCATCGAGTCCGTTACCTATTCCAGCGAGTACGACCTGTTGCCCCTGGACGAAATAATTTGGACGCAATGTGTCGATGTATAAAACGTCATCGGCGATGCGTGTTGAAACTACTGCGCTTTGATATTGCGTGAGCATTGGCAAGATTGTGATCTCAGCCGAATCAATAATTGAATCAAGATATTCGTCAGAAAAAAGGGATTCGGAAACGCCAAGCACCTGACGCAATTCATCTGCGGTGACAATGTTTGGCATTTCCGATCCTTTCGTCTGCTCGGCTAGTTCGGGAGTGACCTAGCCGATGATTAGTTTTTATTAGTCAGAAAAACGGTATGCGCCGTAGCCAATTTTCGTGGCTGTTGAACCATAACCGTACATAAGAATTCCTATTGAACCATCTGAAATGATGTTCGTGCGGAGTTCTAGACGTGGGGATTCGTACCAAGTGTATGAATCGCGGTTGATGACGTACATTGAATTGTCACCTGTACCTGATAGCGCAGTATCAACCCAAAGATCAAGTCCATTGACTGATCCACGGAGTGAACGTGGCTGAGCATTACCTGCCGCATTTTGTGGCGATAGCGCATTGTAAATTGGACGTCCATCGACGTTGAATGACATTATGCGACCCCACATTGCAGGTGACACAACGATTGCATCGGCGAATTTATGTGTTTGCTCATAAACGTAAACTGATGCAGTTGAAACCCAAGAAAGTAATTCAGCTGCGGTAATATCTGAGCCAAATCCTGTCGATGCTGTTGCTGAATTCGCAATGATCTGCGCTGAATTGTATTCATTGGTCGCACGTGCATATTGCGCAGTGAGATTTGAAATCAATTCGGTGAAAAATAGTGGATCGCTGCGATCTGCTAATTCAACGGACATAATCTGTGAACCCTTGAACGATTTTACATCCACGTTGATGAATTCAGATTCCATCACGACTGGCGTGACTGCATCTAGTTCATCGATTTGTGCTACTGATGGAAGTTGAGTGATCTTTGGAATTTGAAAAACGAGTCCTGCTCCAGGCAATGTTCCATTTGAAATGGAATCAATGCTGGCTCTCACATTGTCAGCCAATCCATTGACTACCTCACGCAATTGACGTGTTGGGATTAATCCTGGATTGTCTGTTGATGATGTCGCTGCTGCGATGTATGCACGTGATGTTTCTGATCCACGGGCTGCTGCGACCTGGTGCATCAAAAATGTTTCAGGTGATACGACTGGGTTGCGTGATGCGATGAAATTAACTGGCTTTGGTGCTGCTGCTGCTGCTTGTACTTCTGCTGCCGCTTCTACCGTCTCGGCGGTAGTTGGCTCTGTGACGGTGTTTTCCACGGCGTCTCCTTCTGTTGGTTTTGTGGGTGTTGCTTCCGCGTCATCGGATGATGGCTCGGAATTTTCTGGTGCGGTGTTCGCTGCGACATTTGATACACGTGCTGAATCAAATGCAGGATTATGCGTCAAAGCGACACCGACCAAATCTGCTTTACTGACGACCATTGTGCCGTCCTCGTTATATCCGAAATCGATTGCGTTTGCTTCAACGCTGAATCCATCACGGAGTCCGTCCATTGCTTCCTGGATCGCGTCTGATCCAGCAGTGGTTTTGGAAATCTTGAAAGTTGCATTGATTGATTTACCATCAGGTGAAAGTTCCATCGCCAAAGTTTTGCCGATTGGACGTGCTGAATCGTGTTCAAGATTCAATTTCACATTTGCTGGAGTGATTGATCCTGATTTGAATAGCACTTTACCTGTTGATGCTTTGGCAGCGGTATCAAATGCGACGATTTGTCCAGTGATAGTGCGTGCTTCGGAATCAGCGGCAGTGATTGTGAATGGTGTATTTACCTTCATTTGATTAGTTCCTCTGCTTGTCGGATTTCATCGATTGTGATTGCTGGATTGCCCTCAGCATCCACGATCGAATTCAGTATTTTGTAAATATTGGCACGTTCAAGATCGCTGCCGCGTAAGTAATCTGATAAGTCGTATTTGACTTCCTGAGTTGATGGAATGAAATCAGGCATTGAAAGTCTTTCGGTCACGCTTGTCATCAGCGGAATAAGTGAAAAGTCCAGCAAGGTTTGGCGCTGTGTGCTGGCATTGCTATAAGTCATCGATGATCCAGTTTCGGCATCAACGTAATATGCAGGGATTCCGCAAGCACGTGCAATTTCAGTCGCGATGTACGATCTCGCAGCTGCTAATTGTAATTTTTCAGGATCGAATCCGACTGTTTCCAAAGTGACGTCAGCATTTAGAAACGCAGTGCCTCGATTGCGACGTGCTGTGGACCAGGAATCAAGCAATTTTGCGATTCTGTCAGCAGGTAAAGCCGTGCCGTTGGATTTCAACACCATTGATGGAATTGGCTCACGTGCGTACATCGCAGCGGCACGTTCAAGTTCCGCACCCGTGCGGATTGTTCGACCTGCTCTGTTCAGCACGCCTTCATCGTTTCCGTTAAATACGACCAGTGATCCAATACCTGAATTCGGTACTGGCGATCCATCGACCATATAATATTCAATTTCAGTGGCAAGTGAATTCGTTTGAATCGTCACACGAGTTGGTGAAACGCGTTCAACGCTACGCACACGGAATGTGTCTGCAAATAATTCTGTGATCTGCCAGTACCCGTACCCGTAAAGCAAAATGTCCTCTAGCGTCCATACGTAAGTCGCTGATCCTGGCACACGTGGATCAGGTGTACGGATAACACGTGGCAGTGCTTCCTCAATTTCCATTCCAGTGGATCGATCAATGACTTCAAGTCCGATCGATGCAATCGATGAGCAAATGATGTTTCTTGCCCTGGCTGCCGTCGGAATTGACATAAATTCCTCACGGGTTGCAGTGTTAGCACCGCCGAAAAATGGCGTCAATGAATCCAGTGATGTGACTGGACCAAGTTGGGCAGATACGTCAGGTGATTGCGGCGTTGCCACCGTTTCGATCTGACGCGTTGCAAATATGTCGCGAATTCCCATTTGCAAATTTTCTCAGTGGGATACCACTATCCGACCATAATGTCCGTTTCCGTCTCTGGGCGTGTCGCAAAATGTGTCGCGAGTGCCGATGCCACGGCAGCGCACACCGCCGTTTGACTGGCACGCCTTCCAATGACCCATCCGCCATCGCCGCGACGCAGTTGAACCGCTGAAAGCATTTGGGCAGTCAGTTCTGGTTGATTTGTATGACGCAACCTGCCGCTATTGATCGCACCTAGTAATTCGTCACACGATTGTGGATATGACGCGTCCATATCGTAAATCGGAATTCCTGCTGGCTGTAATCGAGCAGCCACCGCACCGCTAGTTTTGCGGCTGTATAGCAAATGTTCGATTGGGTACTTTCGGCAGTAAAACGCGGCATCGTTTGCCACTGCTCGATCGTCCAGTTGCCTTTCGTTTTCCCACGTGTGCAGCAGTTTCAGGATGAATCGTTCATCGCCTATTTTCTGCGCACCGACCAGCGCACAATGCTTTCGGTCAGGTGAAATGTCCAAAGCCAGCCAGGTAAGTTTCTCAGGATCGAGATCAACGTCAGGATCGGCACATCCATCCCACGCGGCTTGACTGATCACTGATGAGATTGTCTGAACCCATCGGCAAAGCACTTCAGTTTGTACGACCTCAGGTGGGTCTTTCAAAACGCTGCGAATATTGTCGATGTGGATTGTGTGACCCAATGCAGGATTTGCCATCATAAAATTTTCGTCCGTCAAAGCGTCGGATGCACCTGACCATTCGAAATATCCGATGTCATCAACCACACCCGACGCAGCGGCGATTCCCCGTTCGCGTAGCAAATTTAGCACTTTGGAATGTTGGTCGCCAGCGTTGGAATATGTCATCACCATTGGATTCTTAGCGGCAAGTAATGTGTACCGCAGCGATGCAAATGATTCCAGTTCGTGCATTTCACGCAATTCGTCCAGGTGTACCGTTTCAGGTTTTGAGATACCGCGAGCAGCTGAGCCGCCAGCCTTAATGATGAATCGATTGATGCCCGTCGATCCCTGGACTTCAATTTCCTCGCTGCCGTGCGACCATCGAATTCGCTTTACACGTTTGGCAAGATCATCCGATGATTCGATGAGATTGACCAGCGATCTAAATTGTTCCAGTGATGTAGCCAATCGGTGAGCCGATGCCACCTGCAACGATTCATCCCAATGAAATAACCCCATCAGGATACGCGAAAGCATCAATGTGGATTTTCCTGACTGCCTGGCTACGACGATGCAATTCAGTGGGGTTGCCCATCGACCATCAGGCTTGACTTTGTGGGCATTGATCGCGACGTATTTTTGCCAGGGCATAAAGCCGTCAGGGAATATCGTGTCAGCGAAATCGATCAATTCCTGACCCCTGGACGGCAAATCATTCAGTGGCGTGTGGATTCTAGGCGTAGGACTGCCAATGAGTAGGGCTGATGACGGCTGCAAAACCGATGTGAGCCGATCTGAGCCTGTTTCGACCTGCTGATGACTATCTGTCACCTGAACCGCCTTGATCGTGACTTATAGACACGTTTTCGGGGATATAACGTTCAG